TGGAATAAATTAAAAACCAATTAATAAGACGTTGATGAAAAGTGCGGTGAATTTGACCGCTGTAGCCGCTCGCGAATTTTGGGAAACGTAACCGCTAAAAGTGAGAATTCGGAAAAATCCGTCATTTCCCATTTTAAGCGGTTTTGTTAAAATACCGCCTGCCTCGCGAGGTAGGCGGCATATAGCTATATGCAGGCTCATTCTGCTTAGCTGGCATTATCCGTGTTCCCGCACAGATAGTGTCGCCGTCTTTATTCCTGAACTACATCTAAATCACTTGTACAATCTGCATAAAACGTACCATCCGCATTATGCCAGTGGCTAGGTGGTAACTCATCACCGTTATGCTCAACGATTAATAATTTACCAAATGGGCTCTCATAGACGATAGTGCCAGCATTGCCGTTACGTAATTTTATTTTGTTACCAATTTTCATACTGTTATCCTTTTTTAAAAATTGCTGCCAGTTGATTTGGGCTAAAACGCCAACCTTCATCACTGTTATAAATTGCGTTAAAGCACCATTCTGAGCAAAAATATTTGCTTCGTTTTTGCTTAATCCCAAGAACAACTCCTAGCGCGCCCCACCAGTCATATTTAGCGCCTGCTGTGCGGTTGAAATAAGATTTAATCTGCGCCTCTGTTACATTCTCAAGGCAAATCAAATCCCACTTGTCCGCGTCAGGCAAATCAATCTGCTTACATCGAACGCCACCATCGCGCACTGACGCGGAATAACAATCAAACATGACTCGATGCTCGTAATGGTCACCTTGAGTAAATTCCAGCCGCTCAACAGCTATCTCGCAGTGTGAGTATTGGCCTTTTGTAAAAAAGCGTGTCACTGCATCGGCTAGGGCTTTGAAAGGCTCTTTTAAGAAGCTACGTTTATGCTTATAAAAAGCGAGATAGACACGGTTAGCCATTGTTATAAGCCTCCATCAAGTGATCCATTTGTTTAATAATGTCGTCATAAGTTGCCTGCATTTGCTCAAGTGTGAGATTAGGTGCTTTGAGCTCATACTTGCGCATGCGTTGGTTAGCAAGCTCCATTTGTAGTTTTTCCAATCCTGCTGCTTGCACCAAAATCAAATCTGTTGCCGCTTTGTTGTTTAAACCTGCGCGTTTGGCAAAATCTGTAATATAACGGCTACAGTCACCTTGATAGTTTGCTGCCTTATATGCTTCCGCTGCTGTTTGGCGTTCTCGGTACTCACTCTCAAACCGTGTCCACGTGCTATAAATTGTTGCCGCATGGCTATCAATTTGCTCGATTAAGCGGTTGCGCTTTTCTGTTAAAAGTGCGGTAAGTTTTTCGGGCGGTATTACCCATGCTTTGCCGTCCCACTCAGAAAGTTCGCTTTCGGGCTTAACCGCCGTGTACCCATCAGGGATTGAGCCAAACTCACTAATTACCAATGATTCTTTCGTTGTTGTTGAGTACACTGTTTTGCCAATATGATTATCAATGTATTCCCAAGCCTCGCCTGTCCATTTCGCGACAAAGCCTTTTTTATCTTCTGGTGGATCAATATCAACACAACCGGCAGGCATTAAATAAACACCATTATCTGCTTCTTCCGGGGATAAATCGGCATCCGTTTGTCCAACATAAATGCCTTGCTCATCTAATTGGCATACTTTTTTTATTAATGGGTAAGTCATGGTTTATCCTTAGTATTTAATACAAGCTAATAATGCGACGTTGCGCGGTCTGTTTTCGCTTGCGGTTGGTACCACTCTTGATGCATCAAAATCAAATGATACAGATTGCTCGCCCCAGCCGCCCTGGTCTCCTGACCATTGTCTTTGTTGATACGTTGTCCCTATTGCACCAGACGCAATCATTTTGCCCTCAAGTACTTGGTTACCGCTGCCCATAGCGGAGCCATCTAATTTACCTGTAATATTACGGATAGCATCGCCTTGAGCGGTCCCCAATCTGCGCCCTCTATCAATATTTCGCCCTTCATCTAGGCCGCGTAAAAATTCACCGCGTAAATCAGGTAAGTTAAAAGTAGTTCGGCCATCGCCTGCGCCGAATGTTGTCCCTATTGCAGCAAATAGTGCGGCGTATGTTGTACGGGATACGGCTGCACCATTCGCTTTGAGCCAACCGCTTGGCGGGGTTGAGCTGGCAAAAAATGCGACCTCACCAACAAGCTCATCATGCTGGATAGATTTATTAACAGATCTACCACTTGATGACAGCACATCATTAGGCGAGACAAAATCACCATTATGCTCGAAAGCCCATGTCTTGTTAGCGCCATTATCCTCAATAAGATGGATAATGCCGCGGCCGAAGCCATCACCTTGACCTTGCTTTGTTGTGTAACCAAGCGAAAATCCAGCGCCATAACGTCCTTTTGACCGCACCAATCCTTTGACAAATGGATGATACGTATCACGGTCTTGCGACCCTGTAGTCTCAACCATAAACGGTGCGCCGCTAGTATATTGATTAGCATAAGCGCCATACCCATAATGTTTGGACGAAATGCCCACGGAATATAAAATGCCAGTTAATCTATCACCCGATTTAGATACTCGACCTTCAGCGTTGTTGTTTGCCTCATTAGCTTTTGATACACCTTCATTTGCTTTACGCTGTGCATTATCTGCGGCAGTTTTTGCTTCCACCGCTTTATCGTATGCTATTTTCACCGCTTTTGGCGTTGCTGCATCTTGTTCGCTATCACTGGCGGTTTGCGAATTAAGCTTAACAATGCCTTTGTCAGATATGGATGCTAAAGGGAGTTTATGGCTATGCCCAAAACCATCTGCCGTACTTGTGCTATCTGCAACTAAATCTTTCGGTGTGGATTTCTTACCAAATAGCTCCAATGTCTTTTTAAGCCATAATGTACGATTGGCGAGTTGTTTAATGGGTTTATTTGTAATGCCATTCTCACCGCCAAGCACAGGGTCGTTTTCTTCAATTTGATAAACTCCGTCTTCCCACTTTTCTTGTTCTTTTAAATTAGCCATAACTATCCTTTAAATGAGGTTTAAATCTAGTTTGAACCGTGGTTATAACTGCCGTTATAACGGGCTTTGTTGTTGTAACGTAGCGGTACGGATTTATAATCCAGTACGGCTAATGTGCAACGTGCCGGGGCAAAATTACGTAAAATCTTACGTAGTTGTTGCGCTTGGTCATTAGTAATCGGTTGATTTAGTCGAATGGCGTAATAAGCCCATTTATCACTTAACGGTATCGTCTGCACAAATTTATGTTCATAAGTCCGTGCTTTTAACCCTTCATCGATTTCAATTTCGCCAAAGCCTAAGTGGCGCAACACTTCACGAATCGACCAAGGTGTACCTTTATAGCGGTGCAGTTCAATAGCTGCTTTAATTAAACTTCGTTTTGAATGGTCGTTTTCTGCTAAAAATGCACCGTCGTAACCTGTTACACTCCATTTTTCAGCGAGTAACGGGATAAATTCATCATCAAGCAATTCGACCAAGGTCGTCATCACCTTGCTTTTATCTAACGCATGCATTCGCCCGCTTAAATCTGCCAAGGTTTTGTATTTGGTTTCACGCTCAATCACATCCGCATAAGTCAAATTAGCCATTGCTACGCTCCGGTGCGACTTCAATATTGATAGCGGTGCAGTTTGCCCATTCGGTTTCACCTACGATGATTTTTGCCGGGGCAATCAGATTCACTTCATACACGCCATCGACACGCAATGCGCTGATAATGGCAGACGGCACAACGTCAATGCCGAGTTTTTTGGTTTTATCGGATAAATACAGTTGCAAGGCATCACGGGCTTTGGTTTTCACAATGTCTTCGCGGTAGCCGTCTAGTAGCGTTAATGTGGCATTGATTTGGTAATCACGCTTAGTCGGTGCAATCACTTCGACGGTATCGCATAACGGACGACGGCGTTCCGGGCTAACGTATTGCTTTACATCATTAAGCAAACGACTGTCTGGCAAGCCTGTTTTTGTGAGCACGGTAATGCGCACTAAACCGCCACGTGGATTGGATACATTCACATCGGCGATGTCTTGTGACACGGCGCGGGTGTGATAATCGTAAGCGGCAATCGAACCGCAACTGGTAAATGCTTCCGGTGCGGCAAGAATTCGCTTGCGGTAGTCGTCATCTTCTTCGCGCGCTAAACCGCCGCTTGGCACATCAATGTTGGCGATAGTGATTTCACCTGAAAAATTGACCGCACTTTTGAGTGTTTTTACACGCCCAAGCTCCCAACCATTGCCGACTTTACCAGCTTTATTACAGGCGGCTTCGATTTCCACATAAGAAATCAGCGGAGTGATCACATCATCGTTGAGCGTGATGAATTCAATATCATCGGTGACGGCAACGCGCGTACCCTTCGGGATTAAAACAGACGGGTGATCGCCTGTGATACTAAAACGTAAAATCGTGCGAGCCGGTTTATCCAATAAACGATAACAACCAAAGGTTTCCCCGCATAAATCCAAAGCAAGCCCCGTGGCGTATTGTGGAAAGGTTTGGCGAAAGGCTTCGTTAATACCTTGGCGCGCTAGGCTCTCACGCAATGCATACACGTTGATAAGTAAACGTTCAATGTGTGCCGGTTGTAAGATTTTGCCGGTACGTTTTTCATACTGCGCAATAGCGTCGCGCAAAATGCTTTCTACGTTGTCATCAACGACTTTCACATCATATCTATTCATTGGGCGACCCTCGTTGAGTAAATTTCGCGATACACATCCTCGGTAAGCGACCAATAAATCACAAATTCAAAGTGCGGAGCCATGCCGTCAACGTCCACTGAATCAATGTTGATGCGTTTTTCCCAACGTTGCAGAGCAAGTGTGATTTCCCGCACAATGTTGGGAATGGCAATGTCTTCCGGCTGGTCGATATATTGAAAGTGATCGGAGCCGAATTCAGGACGCAACACATCTGTTCCTTTCATCGTGGAAAGAATATGGTCAATGCACTGATGAATGTCATCAACGCCTTGCACCGTCTGAGAATCAAGACTTGGTGCAAGTTGCCAGTGTGTTGTGAGGAGTGTGCTTTGTGTGTTCATAGCCTTGATGATACAAGGCTATGAGAGGGCTGGATTTTAAACTGATTTAAAGAATTATGACTGTGCGGCGGAGGTCTGTTTGCCATCGCCTTGTTCAGTGTGCTTATGTTGTTTCAGGCTGATATTGTCGGCTTTCACATCACCGCCCTTGGTTTCTAACGACCCGTTAATGGTTGCCGTCACACCGGAGCCTCCGCCGTTACCTGTCATGCCTTTCATATAGGTTAAGGAGCCACTCACCAGCAGATTGCCGGTAGTTTCGGTTTCAGGGCAATCAATGGTGACTTTCGAAGGTGACTTAATCAGAACATCACCCACGGCAGACACTTCGACGTTGCCACTTTTGCGGTCGTGCTTAATTACCGTGCCGTTAGAAAATTTCTTCATCCAAATGTTACTGTCGCCCGTCGGTGTCGGGTCTTGCGTGTTGTAGATTGCGCCTAAGACGCAACCACCTTCACCTCGCGCATCGAGGAGTAATGCGACCAATTCCCCCACGTCTGGCAGGCAATAAAACTGGTTCCCGCCTGCGTTAGGTGTGAGATACGAAAGCCACGCGGTTTCCAAGTCTTCAAGCGCAGGAATTTTGCACCGCACTTTATGGCTTGCTGGGTCAACGGCGGACACAATGCCTTCTTGATAGGTTGCACCAAAATTATGAGTGTTCATTATCTCGCTCCTGTGTTGTCTCACTTACTGCGCTAGTGTTAAGTAAATCATCCGGGATAAATTCCAACATTCGCACTTCAAGGCTTGTGGTGTAACCACCACCCCGTACGATACTGTGACGGGAAGATTTAATCAGGTATTTACCGCTAAAAATACCTAAATTACGCAGGGCGAGCGTACTGCCTGCCACTAATTTCGGATTCCCGATCACCGTGATATTGCCCGCTGTCTGGTCGTCATTTTGTTCCGCTAGTGCGGCATCAGCACGTGCGTCAATTTGCTCTTGCGTCTCACCGCGTGTCACCACTTTCAGCGTGTCACCGCTTGCACTTTGCGCCTGCTTCATGTTTTCGCGAAGTGCCTTGGCTTTTTTGCGTTTTTTAATGACTTTTTTGCCGTTGGCGTCATAACCGCTGACATCCACTTCTTTCGCTGTGTCTTTGATTCGGTCTCGAAGGCTGATAGAAATCGTGTCTTTTTCTTCCAACGTCACCACCGTTTCGCTTTTGCCCAGTTCGTCTTTATCGGTGAAAACCAACTGCTCACCCACAATTTTGAAACTGTGGTGATATTCGCGGGCAAGGCGCGCCAAGAACTCCACGTCGCGTTCCTGATATTGGGTTGCGCGCTTCACCGGGATATGTTTAATCGTACCGACCATTTTCAGTTTCAAACGCCCGGCAATAATGCCGACGATTTGTTTTAGTGTCGTGTTTTCGTAGGCTTTCGGCTTTAACGTGCGGTTTGCCTGAGCAATGCCAGTGCTTAATGCCTTGATTTGGATATAGGACGGATGGTAGTTGTATTCCACTTCGTCAATTTCAAACGCGCCAATGTCGGTGAGCTGTGCGCCTTTGTAGCCGATTGCCGCTTTGAGCTTATCGCCTTGGGTTGGATACCACTGCCGAATCCACTTACCGCTAATGTCTTCAAAGGCAACCGTCAATTCGTCCGATTCGCCCTCCAGATTGTCGGTGTAAGTCAGCTCAAGCAAATGCGGTTCAATATCTGCCGTGATGTTGGTTTTGTCATACAGCATGGAGAAATCAGGCATTGGAACGTTATTCATCACCACCTCTTAGCCATGGCGGCATAGAATCGTTATTGGTCGGTTTAATGTCTAACACCGGAATATATACGGTCGCGCCAGTGGGCAATACTTCGCACAGGCTAATATGCGGATTCGCATTGATAATACGCGCAAATTCCAGCGCATTGCCGTAGTAGTAATAGGCGAGATTATCCCAGCGTTCACCTTGTTTTACGGTGTGTTTAAGTACGGTCTGCTGTGTCATGTGTCACATCCTCGTCTTCGCGTAAAACAATCCATGCCGTCATAGCGGCGACAGGTGTGGCCGCATTGTCAATGCGTTCGTTAATGTCGCTTAACGCATTATCCGCAGGCTTAAACCAGTCGTCCCAGTTACTGCCGTTAGATTGACTGCCAGAGGTCAAACTGTCTTTCATAACCATTAAATCGGAATAAATACCGTTGGCTTCTTGGCTGAACTCACTGATTGCCGGCAAGACATCACGAATGCCTTCGAACAATCCGGACATTCCGGTGAGTTCACCGAAACTGCCCAACGCACCGTCTAAATTGCCCAACACGCCAGGCAAATAGGCAAGAGCTGCCATCGGGTCATCGGCTAATTGACGTACGATGGCGATGGTGTTTCTGACTTCATCTACAATTTGTCTGCCTTGATTAAACAGTTCTGCGCCTTTTTGCACGGTTTTTTTTACTTCGGACAAGGCTTTCACCGCACCTTCCGGCAAGATAGACCCTAATAGGGAATTACTGCCTAAATTCAGTGCTGCGCCCAATGGGTTGTTGTCTATGTCGCCAACAAACTCGCGCAGGGTGATATTCATTTCGCGTGCTAATGCATTGCCGAACTTGTCGGTAAACAACGTCGCAGAGGAAATATCGGTGATCACAAAATTGCCTTTGTATTTGCCACGCCCAATAATCAAAGGCATGGCTTCCTGTTTGGATTGAGCAGATAACAAGGCTTGATAACGTTTTTCTACGCCACCGATTTTATGATGCAGACGAATGGCAAAAGAAAGCTCAGAGAGTTTTTCGCCCATAGCTTGCAAGCGCGGTTTGCCTTTTAACACCGCGTGTTCGGCATAATCTGCCGAGTGGGTTTCGTTGAAATCTGTTAAATCAACGGGTTCAAATGCCACATTTCCCAGCATAAAATACATTAATAGGCTCTCCGTTGTTGTTGGTCTAACACGCGTTTTAACATCATTTCGAATTCGCTTAAACTCATTTTTAAGCCTTGTTCAACTTGATTTAAAACGCCGTTTCTATCGCCGCCATTGACATTAATAGTCGGGTTAAAATGCACCGTAATGCCTTGTGCTTGCGTAGTTGCTGATGACATGACTTCTGCGCGGTTTAATGGCTGATAATTTGTAAGTAACCTGGTGTTGTGTGAAACGCCATTTAAACCGACCGCACTTGATAGGTTATCGGAGGCATCTTCTGCCATCGAGATGGATTTATTCATGCCGATTGCCAAGCCTTCCACCACGTTTACGCCGTAGCCTTTAAACACACGGCTTGGCGAATGGATGCCGAGTTTTTCCGCAAACCAACCTTTAATGCCTTCACCAAGGTCGGAAACGATTTGTTTCGCGCTTTCCCAAGCGTTTTTAATGCCGTTCACCAAGCCGTCAATCATATTCTTGCCGAAGTCGCTAAATTTGCTTGGCACATCAATCCCAAACCAAGAAAGCACGGTAGAAAAGACTTGCTGGAACAATCCTAACGGCGACCAGTCCAGGATTGTGGCGGTAATGTTGCCAATGCCGGAGGTGAAGAAATTACTGATGTTTGTCCATGCTTCGGAACAGAAATTCGTTATACTGCTCCAAGCAGAAGAAAATGCACCGGAAACCGTTTGCCACAATTCAGCGAACCATGGCCCGATTTTTCCCCAGTTGTCATAAATCAGATAAGCGGCAACCGCAATACCGGCAATCAATAAGCCGATTGGATTGGTAAGCAGTGCTCGGCTCATCATCAAAATCGCCTTACCGAACATCATTGCGCCTTTAATCACATAGCCGATTAAATAGCCGAAACCAAGAGATAACTTACTGATTGCTGAAAACAGGAAATTACCAAGGAAACCGCCCAAGAATTTTCCGAGTTTCAAAAACGGCAACAGCCCTGCAGTAACAAACGAAAACGCCGAATGCAACGTTAGCAAACTGCCGACCACCGCACCAATTCCGCCGCCAATGGTCAAAACCCACTCCATGAGTTGAGGATTGGTTTCTACCCATTCAGTAATGCTGTAAATAACTGGAGTAATATTTTCAACAAAAGACGTGATCACCGGTAAAAATGCCCTGCCAATTTTTTCAGCGATTTCGGTGAAACTATTTTTTAGCTTGGTGAGTTTGTTTTCTGCTGTATTACTACGGTTTTCAAACTCGCGCTGCATTGACCCGATATATTTTAAATTCCCTTGCTCATCGGTTTCTTGTAATAACCCTAACTGGCGGTTGTATTCCCCAGTGTTTTGCGCCAACAGCAACACATCATCGGCATATTGTTTACCGAACACTTTGGCAAGGAGCGGATATTGCTTATCCTTCGGCATTTTCTTCACTTTCTCAATGAAAGAGGAAATCGCGCCTTGTGCGTCCTTGTTCATTGCCGCCGCGAAACTTTTTGTCGTAAAGCCGAGCTGTTTTAATTCTTTCTCGTGTGCGCCTGCTTTGAGTTGCAGGAATGCTGATGACATCCCTTTTACCGCCTGTGCGGCGAGCTCAGGAGCCTTACCCATGGAAAGGAAAGTGGAACCAAGTGCGGCGGCTTGATTCTCGGATAGTCCGAGCATTTTTGTGTCGGAACCCACACGTGTGATGACATTAACAATATCCTTCGCTTTTGAATTGGCATTATCGGATAGGTGGTTAATCACATCCCCAAATTGTGCCATCTCTGTTATTGGCTTACCTAGCACGTTAGCCATGGTCGCCATCGCTTCACCCGCATCACCAGCCGCCATATCAAACGCCACCCCCATTGTGGCCGCGTCCTTGGCATATCCGAGTAGGTTTTCCCGCGCTACGCCAGATTGACCACCGGCTGCAACGATAGCAGCAATTTCTTCCCCAGCCATAGGGATTGTGCGGGTTAGTTTAAGAATATCATTGCCCATTTCTTTGAATTGTTCGGGCGTATCGAAATCCACTACTTTGCGCACATCTGCCATAGCACTTTCAAACTTGATTGCCGGGTCGGCAAGTCCGCGAATAGAACCCATCACAGCTGTGGCAGAAGACGCAAGGGTGCTAAAGCCCGCAAGCCCCGTTTTTGCCAACGCACCCATTTTCTTGGTGGTGCTAAGGCTTTGGTCTTGTAAGATCTTAAAACTACTGCAAACAGAACGAATGCCTTTAATCGCACCGCTTACGCCTGCTGTGATCACTAAACCGATTGCTAATTTATTCGACATCGTTTATAGTCCCGTTTGATTGATAAGGAGGTGAAAATGAAAACTGAAAAATTGGTGGAGAGTATGCAAGCCGTGGTGTTTTTATTTGCCTTTGGCGGTTATGGATATAGCCTTTACCACTTCTTATCGTTCTATACCCAAAACAATGACCTAAACTGGGTTTCTGTCGGGTTATCCGCCTTTTTATTTATGTTGCCGTGGGCATTAATCGGTGCTTTGCTTACCTTTGCCGGGAAAGTCGCCATCACCTCCCTAACAGGGATTTTCACCACCGCCCAAACGCTGTTCAGACATTAAAAACAAAGCCGCTTAAATAGCGGCTTTTGTGTATTTGGCTTTTATTTGTCGGTTGGCTTGTTCCAGCCAACATTCCACTTCGTCCAAGGTCATATCTTCCAATTCGCTTGGTTGGAAACCGAACCAAAAGGCTAAATCAGCCAATGCCGCATTCAGGCTTTCCGCGCTTACTTTCCCTTTTGCATTTGCTCAATGATTTTCGCGGCGCGTTGGAAGTCCGCCATATCCATCTCATCAATATCTTCGGGGACTAAGTTGGTCACAATAGCCAATAAACTTACGCTTTGTTCCGCTTCGGTTTTACCGGTCATTTTGCGAATATCGCGTACTTTCGGACGACGGATTTTTAATTCGGTGAGGGTGTTGCCTTGCCCATCTTGAATCGGGAAATCAAGGGTGAGAATAGTTTCAGACATAAAAAAACTCCTTTGTGAGTGCATTGTTTAATGTTCACAAAGGAGAATATCGCATTAGCCGTTTTATTGATTTTAAAGGCGTTTAAAGGTTTTTAATCCTTTATTGACCGATATTGGTGCGGTATTTTTGCAGAATATCCTGACCGTTGACACGGTAGATATTGGCAAGCACATCAACAAATAAAATCTCTTTACCTGCCACGGTTTGTTTAATGGAATAAACATCAACCGTATCGGCAAATTCTGAGTTTTCCTTATTCTTATGACCTGTCCCGCCGATTTTGCTGGCAGACACGTTCATAATGGTCACCATCGGTTCTTCCGCAGCTAAACCTCGAGAATCAAACACTTGAAGGTTTGAGCGAATCATCAACTGCGTGTTTTTATAAGGGTTTAATAGCAAGGAGCGCACTTCAGGATAGAAACTATCCCAAGTAATTTCCGCTTCAATGGCATTTGTTCCTGCCGGAAGCTTAATTGCACCATGCAAACCCAAGCCTTTATGTGCAATTTTTTCAAATTCAATATCGGGAATTTTCACCTCATTGGCGCGCCCCATTTGGCTGACACCGTTGGTGTACACATTGGCATTCACAATTTGGTTAATTGAAATACTCATCGTTTCTTACTCCTATCTTTGTGAAACCAAGTTCACTAAATATTTACGGGTCATTACAGAACGGTTAGTTACACGTTCGCCCGGGATTTTTGGCGTGTAGTCATACACCAATGGAATATGCCCTTGACTAAATTCATTCACTAAATCTTCGTCATAATCAAGACCTACGCTATAACCCACAATGGATTTTTGCGAACGCATAAAAGTGTCAATAGTTTCAATGAAGCTATCAATTAAGGCATCATCAATCGGCAAGTCAATAAACTGTAATTCTGCTTGGCGAATAGATTCATCAATAATATCGCCCGTACGTGAAGCCACTTCAAAATTACTGATGTGGGTGACTGTTGGGAAGTTAGATGAACGATTCCCCCACAAGCGAAAGCCCGTGCCGAACGAGTTAAAAATGGTTGTGATACCTACTGCGTTAAGTTGGTTAGTTTCAGATTGCTTATCATCAACACGCGCAGTCAGTGGAACTTCCATGCCAATCACACCGGCTAATTCACGATTTGAGGAGCTAAACCAGTAGCCATGTTCCACGTCCACTTTCATTCGTAAGCCTGCTGCGTGGGTGGCTAAACTTTCAAGCTCATTACTTGAACCAATTGCATAAGGATAAAAATGTCGAACATTTTCATTACTCGCTGACGCATTGATTGTTCCCATTGGCCCACGTCCTTGAATGGCTTTAGAAAGCGATGTGCCTTTGGGTAACTGGATATACGCTTTTGCATGAAGCTGATCGGCAAGCGTACCCAATGCCGCTGCACAACTTGCAGTTTTATCAAATTCAGGGCAGATCAGAATTTTTGCGTCCGCGCCGTAAAGGTTGAAGCCATCACGCAATAACTCAAAGCCTTTGCGTTTACCACTTACCGAATCAATGCCGCCTTTAATATCTTCTTCGGTGACTTTGCTTGGGTCTGCATAGTCGTAGGTGGCTTTTAATTCACTGTGTTTTGCTTTTAGGATAATTTCACCTGTTTGCAAATCTACGGTGTAATCGTTACCTTCCGTTAAAGTGCGGTCGGAAACTAAGGTTAAATTTAATAAGCCTACATGAGCGGTTTGCGCACGTAATGTGTTGCTATCTTGGGTTAAAGTTTCGTCGGTGACGTTGGTTTTGTGTTTGGTCGGGTCTAATACGTTGACCACATACACTTTACCGGAGGCATAACGCGCCAAAATGTCAAAAGCATCGGGCAGTGTAAAGCCTTTATTTAAGATCACCCCAAATTTTGAAAAATCTTTGGTGGTTTGGCACACGGTGAGTTCATTCACCGCGCCAATTGGGGCTGTGCCGACAATACCGATAATTGCGCCATCGACGGTACTTACAGCAACAGAACCACCGTTTTCACGTTTTGTTTCTGTCCCATGATGAAATGCCATAGTTATCTCCTAGGGTTGATTAGGTTTAGGGTTGCCCGCACGGCGAGAAAGTGCGGCGGTAAATTTAGGTAAATCTTTGGATTCGCAAAGCTCCACTTGCCACGTTTCGGTTTGCACCATCAGCTGATATTGCCAAAGTCCGTCGGCTTCACCGGCGAACTCCTCGCTGACCAGACTACAGGCGGTACAGTTGGTCGGCTTAAAGCCCACTACGGCAAGGCGAATTTTATCCAACATATCTACCGCACCGTGGTCATCATGCTGACTGCGAGCGATCACCGTGAGGGCAATCATTACCACGCGGCGTTGTTGGATAATGTCCACGCTGTCAATGCTTTCAAACTTCGAGCCGGCATACTGCACCAACACCGCACCGAATTCGTCGGTGAGGTTGTAGTGTTCTAAATCATCAGGAAATAATTCAATGCTGAACTGTTCCGTTTTGTCTTCAATCCGCTTGCGGATGCTGTCTAAAATCGGGAGGGTGGCACTCATATTAATATCCTGATAAATCCAGTTTCTGCGGGGCTTTTGTTTTGAATTTAAGGGCGGACGGCAAGTTGTCGTCTTGGGCTGAACCGAGTTCGGTTAAACCAAGGTGCAATTTGCCGTTTTGAATCCGCTCCAAATCCTTCAAGGCTTGTGTGTGGGTTTCCTTCACATTATCCGGAAAGCCCTTGCCTTCTGGTCGGCGTGAATACAACCAAAAACGCGCCAGTTGCAAACAGATATTGCGCACAAGGGTCGGCACTTGGCTTAACGGCAACACATAACGCGAACGCAAATAGCCGTCCACGATTTCCGTGGCGTAAGCACAGGCTTTGGTAAGCACGGCTTGGTCTGCTTCCGTTGCGCGTGATGTGTCGTTTGATAAGGCGATGAGTGTGCTTTCACTCATCACTTCCGTTAATTCTTGTGCCGAGATGTACATTATTGCTCGTCCTTATCTTTGTTATCTTGGACGTCTTTATCAGCCTGACCGCGTTTTTTAGCTGTTTCCTGCGCTTTTTTCTCTTCCTCGGCCTTTTCCTTTGCTTCTTGTGCAGCTTTTTCAGCGGCTTCTTGTGCCGCTTTCTCTGCCGCCAAACGTTGTTTTTCGGCTTCTGCTTCAGCTTGCTGGCGCGCTGCTTCATCTTCATCTAACGCAATGTAAAGCGAGATTTTTTCCGCTTCTTCATCGGTCAGTTCGATTTTGTCGCCTTGCTCATAACGTTTACCGTTGTGCAAAATCGCCATAGCGGCAGCAACCAAATAGGCTTTTTTTTGTGTTTCGGACATGGTTATCTCCTAAAAAATAAGGTCAAAATCAACCGCACTTAAAACGCGTTTAAATGCGGTTTGAATCGGGTTTAAATACAGCCTTTGATTAAGTAACCAGCAGCTTTACCCACGATGTATGGTTTGTGAATATCGGTGGTGCGCACCAATTCCACTTTGCCACCCACTTCAGTATAGGTGTCCACGTATAAACCGCCTTTACGACGCACGGTGTAACCGAACGACGGCTCATAAATGTTTTGTTTTTTCTCTTTGGACGGTGGCGCAACATACGCAATCACAATGGCTTTCGACCAGATGTCTTTTAAGTCACCGCTTTCTTCGTACACCGCTTCACCGATGATCACTTTGTCAATTTTCACTAAACGGGCAAAGTCTTCCGGTGTTAATACCGCCGTGGAAACGTATTTGATTTTTTCCAACACTTTCGGGTGTTCGCTTAACACTTCCCACACGTCGCCGGAGATGGCACAAACGTTCGGTTTACGACCGGTTGAACGTTTAATAGCACGGATACCGGCTTTAATTACGCCGATAGGGTCAGAACTCGGGTCGGTAAATTGTGATGTGCCGCTCAAGGTCACTTTGTTGGTTTGCTCATAGTTAGCCTCGTCTAAGGCTAAACCTGCACAATATTTTTCACGACCAAGCGCAATCACATCTTGAGTGACACCGGTGGCGTATTGGCGCAACGGATACACATCTTCAGTTTCGTTGATTTCGCGGATGTCAATCGGGTATTCGATGTCGTTTTCTTCCAACACCACTGCGATGGAACCAATGTCTTCCGGTGTTAAACGGTTAGACGCCGCACGCAATTCGCGTTTTGTAGTTTGTAAACGGAACGCCAAACGACCGAATGTCGGGATTTTGCCGCCTTCTTTTTTGCTTTCGGCAATCGGGAATAACACTTCGGAAATCATGTTGCCGTTGTAATAGCCTTGCGCGAGTTCGGTTAATACCGGGTCAACGACGCGTTGTTTTGATAAATCAGTCATTGATTTGCTCCTTTATTGAGTGATTGCGTTAAATGCGGCTGTGTAATCCACATTGTGTTCTTTCATGTAAGCACGGACTTTTTTGTCCATGTCGATGGCGTCAGCTGACGTGCCTTCGGCATATTGCACTGTGCCGTCTTCTGCGCCTGCGGCTTTGTCTTTGGTTGCCACTTCGCCAAATTCAACAATTTGCGGCTGAGCTTCCAAAAACGCTTTGATTTTGCCGTGCAGGTTTTCACCTTCACCAAACTCAACCACGCCACCTGCGGCAGTAGTCGAGCCGTAATTCAATAAATCGATGGCTTGTTGTTTCGCCACCGGGGCAAGTTTGCCCGCTTTCACTAAACCTTCGGCAAAGTCGGCATTGTCGGCTTTGGCTTGGTTAAGTGCTGCTTCAGCTTTTTCGGCTTTCAACTGTTGGTTTTCTGCCTTGAGCTGTTCGATTTCTTCAGCTGTCATTTCAGGTTCTCCTTGTGGTTCTGAAGGTTGATTGGGTTCATTAAAACTAGGCATTGGAATACCTGTTTCGTCTTGTTGATACCGCTTTAAATCATTGCGAATGGATTCTTCCTGCACGCTTGCCACTAAATAATCCGGCACGGCTTTGTCCGCTTCTTCCTGTCCGTGCGTGCCGATAATCCAATCTCGCAATCGTCGCCAAAGGCTTGCTTCCGCCCAATCTGAAAAATCCACCACGCCTTGTTCGTTGTCGGCGAATTCCGGATTGCGTAGGCCTTTCACGGCAGGTGGCATTGCGCCTAAAAAGCCGACATGGCGTAGATACAAGTTACCGGGGCAAGGATTGTTCGGACTGTTGGCAAGATAGAAAGAGGAAGAAATTTTCTTGAAGCGGCCTTTTTCAACCATCTCCGCAAATTCTGGGTCGATTTGGTCGAATTCGGCTTTAAGTACATCGCCATCCAGTTCAAGACGTTTCACCCAGCCATAAGCGGGCGCATTGTGTTTAGGGTGTCCAATAACGGCTGGTGATTCGTGAAAATTGATGTTGTAAGCGTCAACGGCTTGTTGCAAATCGGCGGTGGTGATTTCCACTTCCACGCCGTTTGCGTCAGTGCGTTTGCCTGCTTTGAAAATTTCGATTAGTTGCATAAGGTATCCTCGTTTGAATACCGTTAGCATAGAGGGAAAAGAGGCGTTTGGATTTTAAACTGCTTTAAAGGTTTTGAAGGGAAAGTTGGGGCTAAAAGCAAATTACACTTTATCTTGAAATTTAAAACGCTTTAAATGCGGTTCAAATCGCTTAAATTCGATTTAAATTTTTTGAGACGATAAATCGTATTATTTTTAGATTTAAACGCCACAGCGCGAATTTGTGGCGTTATTTTGATTTTTAGTGGTTATCTTAAATCTTGGTTAATTTGACGTTGCAAAAGTGCGGTGGCTTTTTTCAGAAGTTTTTGTTCGTCCTGAGCATTCACCCCCAACCATGGACGCGCAGGAATTTTCACTTTCTTACCGCGGCCAGCATTACCACCAAATTGGTGCAAACGGGCATACTTTGCGTCACTGCCGAACTCCACCCCTTTGTCATCGTAATTATACGCCGTACGATCTGCAAGGTAGCCATCTTGCCGTAAAATCTTTGTACTTTTACCACGCTTTGCTTTCAACGCTTTAGTACGTGGTGAAAGCGCTTGCCAGCGTTTGCCTGTCGGTTCAACTTCCGCTTCAAAGCGTGCCGTATGAATTTTCTTCAAGGTTTCGCCCAACAAGCCATAAAGTTTGCGCGGATGTTGCAGTTGGTTCGCAATTCCGGTGAGCTTCTGAATTGCCTGATTGTCGTTAAGGATGATCTTTAACATAGGTTTTCTCTTGATTTAAATTTTGTGCGGGGGTATAGTGATCTTGCGGTGGGGGTTTCCTACTGGAAAGGTTGCTTGGCATAAGCCCGCATTATCCTGTTCGAATCAGGCAAGCCACTGCAAAAGGTTATACGCTGTAATAGGGGTTACCAACTGGAAAGGGTCCAGGGTCGAAAGACGGCTGATTATCCTGTTCGAATCAGGCAAACTATTACAGCGAACCATACAACACTTCAAATGCCCCAAGTTGGGTAAAATCTTCAACCACACTTGCTGTTCTAACAATATTCAATTTGTGAGCCAGTTTTTTACCACTTAATTCATCCTTGATTTTTACTTCATAGTCCATCTTAACTGCGATTTTGCCCCTTTCCGTTTCATAGATAAATAACAAAGCGTCGCCCGCATTTTTATTACGTTGCTGTTCCTTTGCTTGCAATAAAATGGCTTTCGGATGGCGTAGTTTTTCGGGCAACTGTTCCCAAAACTCTACAGGCAGGCTGATTCCCTTGGCTTGTTTGCTGTCGCGTAGTGCATGCAATACGTCATCATCACGCACCGCAATCACCGCACTTTGTGGGGCTTTATCTAAATTGTCTAATTTGGTGATCACGTTTTCCGGAATCACGCCCACATATTTCATGTTGCCACGTGCGATTTTTTGCGTGCTTACGGTATCCACCATGTCTTTCATCGCGCCGTTTAACAACACCATGGCTTTCGGATTTTTCAGCACGTCATCAATCAGCAGACTGGCTAAGTGCGGTTCTGCTGTCGTCATTTTTTGCAACAACAGCTTGTCCACGTCCACATCGCGGGATTGGGTGAGGCGTTCAAAGTTATACGGCGCAAAACCCACATCATAACCTTTTGGCACACGCACCGTGCGAGGATTACCGGAACGCACGCCCACCAGTTTTTCTTCCCATTCGATTTCAGGTGATTGGCTCACGGTTTTACCCATTTCGGTTAAGTCGTCTTCATCATGCGCTGATACAGTGCAGTGGCAACCGTACGCTTTGATTGGGTAATAATAACGCCAAAACGGATCTGTGGCCGGCAGAATTGTGCCATCTAACGCAATATGTTCTTCGCGCGGATGTTCATTATCATGGTGATGATATTCCCAATAAGGCAATACATCTGCCAAGTCTAAATGTTGTTTTAAACGCCCACGATTATATGCACCATAAACGTTGGTCTCGTAAATAATCCGTGTGCGCCAGTTGCGACCTCCGTTATATTGCCAGCCGGTATTTGCCACAATCTCGTCAAAGCGCTTACGGAAACCTTCAAGGGTTTCGCCGTTTTGAATCGCTTCATCCACCGCTTCGCGAAACGCTGTAAGCACTTCGTTACGATTCGCCCCGGCGACCATGAAGAAATAATCATGCTCTTCGCCTAGCACGTCTAAATAACTGTTGGTTGGTAAATTGAGTTTCTTCTCAAAATATTTGACCTGCTCTTCAAAAGTGAACTTGCTCATTATTTGCGCTCATCTTCTACGGATTGACGACCGGCAAAATGCGCGGTAGTTGATGCCCACGCCATCACCTTGCCATATTCGGCGAAACTTAATTCAGGAATTAAGCTGTCTAACTGATTGCGAAAATCTTCCAGGCTTTCTGCTTGAGATAGTTTATCCTGGATAGTTTGCAGCCATTCTTCTACAAATGGTTCACCTTCGACTTCTAGCTGCTCTCCAATGGTTTCCACGATAGACTTAGGAATCGCCTCGGCGAAATCGGCCGTATTTTTGACCGCACTTTTTTCAGGTGCGGCAACTACAATGTCGCCTTCTTCAAAGCCATAAGTGCGCATTAAGTATTGTTCGGTAAATTGCACGCCCAAGCCGACCAGTAAGCCGTCACGTTCCGCTTGGAGTTTGTCAATGCTTTCCTGTTCGTACAAATCAAAGGTCGGCAAGGTTTCTACACTGAAATTCAGCTCGCAAATCCACGCCAATAATTGATTGAATACGCCTTCCACAAGGCTTGCGTCGTCATCGCGAATGTCGAGTGTCACTTCTAAGCCTGCCGTTGCGCTGGCGCGGTTGGCTTCCGCCTCGGTGGTTTGATTTTGTCCCAATAATGCAATGGCGATTTCGGACTTACAGTAACGCAGGAAATCATCAAATACTTGGGAAGAACCGCTTTTGCTTGCGCTTTCCAACATGGAAATGGAGCTATCTTCTGGGATTGCCGCCACGGCAGTGCCGAGCATTTCTTCCATGCTGGTCAACAGTTCATTAATTTCATGTACCTGCGCTTGGCGAGGGTGTTTACCTACCAGCCAAGGCGAACCGTATTTTTCCATGAATTCGAGCCAGAATTTAAAGCCGCCTTTTTTAAATGTAGCCGCCCAAAAACACATCGCCAGGTCTGCGCGACCGTATGGGTTCATGTAGTCGGCCTGTTGAGTTGCGAGTAGGAATTTCTTTTCCGGCACAAGGTCACCGTTGCGGTTATCTTTGGTGCGGAGCATTAAACGGTTTTCTTCGTCAAACACAAACCATTCCTGCGGTTTACCCACCACAGCAACAGGTAATAATAAGCCGTTTTGGTTTTCCCACATCACTTCCAAAGCTTGGTAGCCAAACAGCGTGGCATCTAAAATTTGGTTGATGATTTGGCTCACCGGTAAGCGGTCGAAAAGTGCGGTCAAAATCTCGTCTGTTTTTTCATTGCCTGTCGGTGTAATGCGCCATTCAAGCCCCTTGATTGCTGCTTTTCTGCGGCGCACACAGCCACCCACGTGGCTATCGGATAGGATTTCGCGGTAAGCCGAAATGTCTTTGCCCATTTTTTTCAAAACAGGATCCGGGTTGGGTAAATAGTGCATAAACGACCAGAAGTCGATAGCTTTGGCACGGGTGGCGATGACGGTGACTAAATCTTGTTTTTGGATTGTCATTAGTTATATCCTTTCGTTAATGCCCGGCTGGCTCTTGGTTTGCGGCTGTGGGCTTTGACAGGTAATTGAATCAACTGACGGCTTGCATAATGTGCTAACAGCAGTGCAATCGCCGTATCGCCGTGGCGTTTGGTTTTCCCGTCGGTACTTTTTACCCGTTTATCCGGTATGCGGGGCACGCCTTTTACGACTTGGAATGAACGTAAGTCAGCGAGAATATCGGCGTCTTTCGGAATAGCTTCGAGTTCACCATCCTCTAAGGCGGCTTTAAATGGTGCAGTGTGTTCGCGATACCATTTTTCCGATAACTGAACACAATCAACCAATGAGCCAAAAGCATCACGAGCTGATTCCGCCAAATAGCCACCATTACCGCGTGCGTCAAATGCCGCACCGGAAAAGCGGGGAAGTCGTTTTAAAATAAACAGCACGATTTGTTCCTGTTGTTTATAAGGCATATTGCCCAGTTCAACGATGAACTGCACTTGCTTGGTTAGGTTCTGCTGTTGGGCTAAAATGACAAAAGAAGTCATGTCGCCGCTACGGGCAAAGTCTTCACCGAAGAAGTGCAATAAATTCGGCGATAAGCCTTGCAAAATCGGAGCTAACGTTTTTTCGCTCCAATCTTCCATTTCTTTATAGCGTGTCGGTTCCGGCACTAGACTGAAACCGTCTTTGGCTTCAAAACGCACTACCGGCGTTTTCTCGCTCATTTGACGCTCAATCAAGGCACGGGAAAGCCACAAGCCTGAACCGTTTTTCGGCACGCAGAAATATTCTTCCAGCGCGTCTTCTTCGCTTGCCGTATCTTTTAATAGGTTATCAATCCATTCCTGTTCTTTTTCAGCTGACCATTCTTGTTTGGTGACCTGACAAATACGTTGATATAAACCATCGTGGCAAGCATCTTCGATTGTGATGGTGTGAACGGAATAGCGTTTTCGACCGGCACGGCTATCAAGAATCAGCTCATTGAATAGATTGTCCGCGCCATTATGCGTTGAGATCACCCGCACTTTTGCACCCCACATCGTCAACGCTAATGCGGCTTTAAGCACCTCGGCGAGGTATTCGTGGAATGCAGCTTCATCAATCACAACGATACCTTGCATACCACGCAAGTTTTTAGGGTTCGATGAGAGCGCCTTAACTTTAAAACCTGAAGCGAAATAAATGACGTAGGTTAGAATGTCTTTATCTTCATCTTCAAAGACTTCTTCTTGAATTTCTCCGGCGGCGTAGTTAAAAGCCTTCGCCCACATAGCAACAGCGTCGATATATTCACGCGCCATTTCCTTGTTTGAGCCGATGTAGAACACATCAGAGCCACCGTCTGATTTTCGGGTACTGGCAATCAGGGCATTATCTGCCGCTTCTGCCCATGTTAAACCGCAACGACGGGTTTTCTCGGCTATCTTGAGTTGGCTATCATCGGCAATCCAGCGTTTTTGATAACCCAATAACAGCTCCGTTGGATTAAACGCATGAATGCAATCAAGAAATGACTGACACTCCGGTGCTAATTCATTTAAGGGTCTGTTATTTAATAATGCCATTATGCAATACCTAAAATCTGTTCTTTAATTGTGCGCACCGTATCAGCTGACAATCCTGCCTGCGCCACGACTTTTTCAGCGGTTTCCGCCGCTAATTGCGCCATTTCTTTGCGAATTGCCTGTTCACGTTTATGGGATAGACTTTCCGCCTGTTCCAAGCGCTGAACTGTGACTGCTAACATTGCCAACTCTTTTGGTTCAGCAATGCCTTTTTCAGCATATTGGGACGACATTTCAAAAGCGAGATGTTTCACCAGCTCAATCACCGTTTTACCTATATCACTTTGCGGCATTTCGCCAAACTGGCGCGCCCATACTTCAGCCACCTCACGGGATTGGCGAATTCTTGCACCGACTTTTTCCATGCGGTTAGCATAGCGGTTTAACCCGGTACGGCTTAATTGATAGCTTTCGTCCAATCCACAATCGCGGATCAGGTCGTTGATCTCTTCAAGTATTTGCGCCTGAGAAAATTGCTTATCGCGCAACATCATGGCGAGCTGGGTTTTGATATTCGGCGGCAATAAATCGACTTTACTGGCGCGTCCGCGTGTGGTTTTATCCGTCATTTAAACCTCCTTTAAACCGGGTTTAAATCTTTGGACTTGGCTTTTTCACGCCGTCCACGAAAGCGCGACCTTGCGCCACATCTAAACCACGTTGCGTGATAGTGGCCACGTAGAAATCTTTGCCGTTATTATTTAAACGAGTCAGCGTAATCAAGCCTTGCTCTTCAAGCCATAACAGGTGGTTTCGCACTAAGTCTCGGCTAATATCGTGGCCATACATATCTAAGCAATCATTTAAAATGCTTTCGTTGGCATCATAACCACACTCTTCAAGCGAGCGCAGAATCACCAATCGTTGGTCTTTTGTGAAAATATCTTGGCGCATCATTCTTTATTTACCTCTTTTTCAATTAACAACTTCACTTGATGGTTAAGGCTGCCAATGTTGGTATTTAATACGTCGGTTTTGCCTTTCATTTCCGTCATTAATAAACGCAAATCGGCCACTTCTTTTGAAGTTGGCAGATGTCTTAATTCGCCTTTGACTTCCGATAGGCTTTTTTCGTTGTTTTCAATCGCCTTGCGCAAGTCTGACACATCGGTTTTGCGCGCGTATTTGCTGTCCATGGTCAACCAAAAATATGTCCACACAGCCCCACCAATCGCCACAACGATTGCCCAATGGCGTTGGATAAACTCCAGTGTTTCTAGCATTATTTAGGTTCCTTCTTTTGGCAGATTTTTTCATAAGTCAAGTTATGATTAAGCACCTGCCGTTTGGTTTCTTCTGTGTCTTTACGGCTTGGATAAATCAGGCTGAATGCTGAACATCCGCTAGTCTTCACGGAAATAACCTTTTGACTGCAGCTGCTCATCAACAGACTTGCTAGACAAAGTGCGGTTAGTTTCAGTAATGTTTTTTGCAGTGTTTGCATTTTCTAACTCCTGTGCGACAGCGGCCGCTTCACGTTTTACGAATTCGATCTCTTCTTGTTGCTTGCGAATTTTGGCCGCTTGCACGCGACCATGGATAAACACACCAGCCAAAACGGCGAAAGCCGCCCCTACAATATAAAGATTAATCACCGTTACCTCCTTGCCCATTACGGTTTTGCATTGCATTGGCGAAGCCTTTCGTTGCTGCGCCACCGCCACAAAAGAGAGCAAATGTCGTGAATAATTCAGGTACATAGGAGCGATTTAACCACACGCAAAACACCAAAATGCCCGCCATGAGAAGTGCTCCAAAGAACTGGATAAATGCCGTAGTCGACAGGCGACCATCGGCGTTAGTGATAAGCTGTGAAAACATTAGTAACTCCAATATAAATAAAAGCTTTGTGCGGCGGTTGTACCGCCATTGATTGCGCGGTTGCGCTTTGCGTTGTTGCTTGGTTTGCAACGTGGGGCTTTGTAGTATCCACAACCTTTCTGGGCGGTGGTGTTTTTTACGCGTTTGCTCATTTGTCCCCCTGAATTTGTTGGCATTGATAGATGGTGCTACCAACACTAAATTTGCCGTATGTTTGGCAAGTATCTTCAACAGCCAGCATCGTAAACACAACGACAAGGCAACATATCACCCCGACTAGAAAAGCACCGCCAAGCAAGAGGTCTAAGTCCTGTATGAGAACTGCGGCAAAACACAGGCTCAAAATAAGCGCAAGAAATAATGCAATTCCCATGTTTACCCCTTAAATAAATGGTCAAAATTAATCACTTGTTCGGAATCCAACCAACTCCACACATCGAAACACGGGCAGTCTTTAATCCATTCATTTGGTGTAATTGTGCCGTCACCGTTGATGTCCGGACTCAAATCACGATGTCCACAAATGCGTGCGCTGGGATATTCGCTTTCCAGTTTTTGCAATAATTTGTGCAGGGCAATCCATTGTTTTTCGGTGTATTCGCCGTAGTTTTTACCGCTTGCGTCAATACCACCTACAAGGCAAATGCCGACCGAATATTGATTATGACCTTTCACATGCGCACCGATTTCGCCAACCATTCGGCCTGTTTCAACCGTGCCGTCTGTGTCAATGACGTAGTGATAGCCTAGGTGTTGCAAATGCGGATTGAATTGTTTGGCTAACACAGGGCTACGCTTAAAACCGCGCTGTTTATGCCATTCGTCGATACGTTGCGCGGCGGTTTGTGTTGCCGTGCGTAATGATTTGCCGTTTTTTGTGGCAGAACAGTGGATCACGATTTTGGTGATGGGCAGGGATAAAGACATAAAAAAACTCCTTCTAAGTGAACTTAAAAGGAGTTTAAAATGGATAGTGTTTTATTGATTTTAAAGTGATTTAAAGAAGTTAGTATTTAGAAATTGCTTGTTCTAATTTCTTCGCAGTTTCTTCGGTTAAACTGGCATTCAGTTGTAATACAACCTTGCCATTCGGTGATTGATATAAATAAGGACCGGCAAGATTTTTCAATGCATCGAAATAGGCAAAAACAGGTGTGCATTGTTCTTTTTTCTCACAAATAAAGGCTTGTCCGCCTTTAGGTGCAACTTCAGGAATCGAGAACGCAAAGCGTTCTTTGAATCCCTGCACCATAAATTTATCATTTTTCAAATCTTTTACATCGTTAATTTCAACGCCACTGGCTTTCATTGTTGAAACTAAGTCTTCAGAGGTGATGGCTTTATCGCCACAAGCAGCCAATAACAAGCCACTTAATAAAACTAATGCTTTTTTCATTACATTTTCCTTAGATTGATAAAATAACCATTCTTATCATACTCTTAATTTGTTTGATTTTCCCCCAAAAAAAACGCCCTTTCGGACGTTTTTTCTCACTTTTAGCGGTTACACATTGCCAAACATATCAAACTGGCGTCTTGCGATTTCTTCTTTTGTGATTTTCTTCACAATCTGATAAATCCACTGCATTGACACGTTATATTTTCGTGCGAGTTCACGGTGATTTGTGCCGTTGAATTCGTTGAAAATCTTCCGGTCGCGTTCGTTTAGTAATAAAACAAGGTTTCGTGGAATATAGATCACCTCACCGCCCCAGCATTGCGCGATATGATTTGCCACTTCAATACTGATTTGTTGGGCGAGTTTTGGCTCAATATCAGCGATTTTTTCTTTGATTTTTACTTCTGTGTGTTTTGCTAAATCCGCCAAAATTTCAGGCGCTTTCTCATTAAACGTTTCAATTTGTTCATTGCTTGCATTCAACATAGCCACCCCTACTGGTTGGACGATCACTATTGTTCAAAATTATAGCGATTTTACAATGCGTTGTGCGGATTATTTTTGCAAGTCAAGTCTTTGTTTGAAAATAATTACTTGATTTATAAATAAAAAAACCGCCTTTCGGCGGTTAAAAAAAGTTCATTTTTGCTGTTTATCTTTCCACTTTTTCCATACATCATAGCCTGGCAAGTGTTCCACCGGCTGGCCTAGCTGATAAAAACGCTCAATATATAAAATGGTGTTTTCAATATCATCATTGCCGTGATTGGTGCGCTCTGCCTGTTGGCGTTCTGCGTTGTTTACGGCTGCTGAGCCTGTACCGGAAAAGAGTGGTCGGTTCGTTTCCATCACTTGCATTAAGTAGCGGTGATTGTTAAGCGGGGCGAGATTTCGGCTTTCTCGGCGTTTTTTCTGCACTGAATTGACCGTTTCACTCAAACAGTGGGCTAATAATTGAGAAGGAGGGAATAAATCTAACACTTCGCGCATTAATTTAACCGCTCTTGAGTTGCTTAGCGCTGATTTATCCGGGCGAAATAGTGCAATATATGAAACCAAAGGGCGGGCTACACCATATTTTAACTCAGTGAGCAGCCCTAAAATTTCGCGCCCCGCTTCATCTTCTAAAAGTTGGTCTAAATGAATATCGGAGTGGCATACAGGACAGCGGCATAATTTCATACATTCCCCCTTGCTTGCCAACGTTTCAGCATTTCCAACACTAATGACGCCATTTGATTATCCAGCGCACCTACGTTCAAAATTTGAATATTCTGACCGCGCTTTTGATAAATTGGGTTCACTACACCGCGCACCCACGCATTTAATGCGCGTTCTGAGCCGTCGCGCAACATGCCTTGTTTGCCCATTTCAATCCAAATGGCACGGATTTTATGGGTAATGTTGCTTTTTACCACGGCTTTTTTCGTACGTGGGCTATAGCGGTAGCCATTTTTTACAGTGGTGCGAAAGCCTTTAGCTTCCATTTCCGTTAATACTTTTACTAATTCACTAATCGTCATTTTAGTACTGCTGGTTTTGCCAGTAATATTTTTCAGCAACATCCGATAACTTAATTCATCCATGCGTAACTGTTGTTTGGCAATGTGGATCAGCTGAATCGCCTTTTCTTTGGTTAATCGCATTCTTTTCTCCTGTAAAACACATTATTCAGCCCACTTTATCTAACTCATTCCCCTCTTTTGTAAAGAGGGGTTAGGGGAGATTTAA